CGATCCGATTGCTGTTGCCAATGTGCCGGGTCGCGTTTTTGCTTCCTCCGATGGTGATTTCATCGGTCGGATCGACGGTGGCAATTTCATGTCGCTGGTCGAACGGCAGATGGATCGCTTCGACCGTTATCTAAAGCGTGTGCATCGTCATCAGCGAGGCAAGCTGAATGCCGGTTTCGCTAGTCTCAGTGATCTTATTAGTGAGGCGACAGCAGGTGGCAAAGCACGAGAGTTCTTTTTCCAGAAGGTCGGAACAACTGGCGTTGTCAACGCCACTAATACTTTGTGGTTTGTAGGCAACCTTCCTGCGGCTGGCGCTGCTGCTGCTGCTGCTCCGGGTGGGACCGTTCCGACAGATGCTACGACGGGCGGCTTTCCGTTCGTTAATCCGACAGGCGGCGATACACAGCACCTTGTGTCAGCTTGGCCGAACGGTTCGGTCGCGGCTAATACCCTACTGCTCTATGATCGCATTTTCTCTGTCACTAAGACGATGAACAGCACTGCGACGGAGGCGGTTACTGGTGTTCCGACACGTTATCAATCAAATACTATCGGAAACGCTGATTATGCCGGTGGTAACTTCTTGATGATCGAGTGCCGAACCGCGCTTCCTGCGACCGCGCACAATTGGACGGTTTGCACTTACGTCGATCAGGATGGCAATGCTGGCGCGACGTTGCCTAGCGTCACTGGCAACAGCTCAAACATTGTTAATCGACTTGATCAGCCGGTAGGCCAGTGGTTCTGTCCATTGGCGACTGATGATAGCGGCATTGATAGTCTCACTCAGATGCAATGCTCCGCACTTGTGGCGAGCGGAGCAATCGACTTCACTATCGGTCATCCTCTTGCGTGGCTGCCATGCCCGGTGGCGAATATGACAGCGGTAGTGGACGGCATCAACTCAGCCTTCAATCTAACGCGTATTTTCGATGATGCTTGTCTCGCGTTTCTCGAAGTGACGAAGCCTGCGACGACGGCGACTACTTATCATGGTCAATTCAAGACGGTTGCCGGATGAGCCGAATTTCGGTCACTGGTCAAGTTTATTTACAGTCGCAGTTCCAGTGGACTCCGACACTTACTAGCCATGATCCGAGCTACATTATAACAATCAATGATCCGCCTGCTGCCTTAGTAACATCTGAATTCGGTCTGCACGCGATAGAACAAGGCGTTGTAGGTTCGCAACAAGGATTATGCGCGATTGATCAAGGTCGAGTGCCATGAGAATCCCATCCGGTAAAACAGATCAGCTAATCTATTTTGTCGCGGTTGATAGCACCGACCTCAAGACGCGCGAAACCGGCTTGTCATCATTTACCGTCTACCGCAGCCGCAATGGTGGTGCGGCGACGATTTACACAACGCCAACCGTTGCTGAACTGAGTGCAGCTAATATGCCGGGTGTCTATTCGCTGGCGATTGACGAAGATACGACTATCGGTGCATCATCGGACAGCGAGGAATATTGCGTTCATATCACACAAGCCAGCATGGCTCCTGTGACGCGAACAATTGAATTATATCGGCGTGACACGACTAGCGGGCAGACCGCTACTGTAGCGAACGGCGCAATTGATGCGGACATTGAGCGTCTACAAGGTAGTGTGATTGCTACTCCGACCGTTGCCGGTGTGCTGGAAGTTGATGTAACTCATTGGATTGGCACTGCCGCTGCTACTCCTACCGTCGCGGGTGTTCCAGAGGTCGATGTAACGCACTTCAATGGCACGGCTGGCACATTTGCAGCCGGGCGACCCGAAGTTAATACATCACACTGGCGCGGCACTGCTGCTGCTGTTCCGACTGTGGCAGGCGTTCCGGCTGTTGAAGTCATTGACGTGTCCGCAGCGGGACAGACAGATATTCGCACGGCTGTTGGCTTGGCGACTGCAAACTTAGATACTCAGTTAGATGCGCTACCGACAGCGACAGAAAATGCGGATGCATTGTTGGATCGTGCTAATGGTATTGAAACTGGATTAACTCCGCGACAATCATTGCGTCTGGTCTCATCTGCTGTTGCAGCTAAACTCAGTGGTGGTGGGACCGCGACCGAGATATTCCGTAACGCTGTTGCTGACAGCAAGGATCGTATCACTGCTACAGTTGATGCATCAGGCAATCGCACAGCAATTACATATGATGTGACATAGTGTTCAAATCACGTTTCTTCGCCGCTAGATTCTATGCAGCACTGTATTGGGGTGCAACTGCTGTGGCACCTGCGGCCGGAGGTAATCAAGCAGGTGGTATGCTGTGTAATGTTGGTAGGCTCATGACGCGATGAAGGAATTCAAACTCATTCGTGGAAGTGTGCAAGAACGCTTTATGCAGTCGCGTGCGAAGGTTCAGTTGTTCGCAGGCGGCTATGCAGGTGGTAAGACGGCCTGTTTGTGTGTCAAGGGACTGTCGCTGATCGAACAATACCCTGGTATGAACGTTCTTGCAGCGCGTGAGACATACCCTAAGCTCAATGACACTCTGCGTAAGGAATTCTTCAAGTGGTGTCCTGAGCATTGGATTGAAAGGATGCCAACTAAGGATGATAACACATGCATCTTGAAGGACGGAACGATTATCAACTTCCGTTATGTCAAACAACAAGGTAAGGACATCGACTCAGGAACATCCAATCTACTATCCGCTACGTATGATCTAATCCTTGTAGATCAGATCGAGGACCCTGGCATTCTAGAGAAGGATTTCCTCGATCTAATGGGACGATTGAGAGGTAGCGCGAAGTATGAAGGTGACGATTTGACTATGCCTCATACTGGTCCGCGCTGGTTTATCGCCTCATGTAACCCGTCGAGGAATTGGGTTTATCGGAAGCTCGTTCGGCCACTCCATATATATAGAGAGAACGGCCACAAGGTTGATGACCTTATGGTTAATAAGAGTGGTGAGCCTGTTCTCGACCTTATCGAAGGTTCAACATACGATAACGCCGATAATCTAGAACCTGACTACATTGAAGCTCTTGAGGCAATGTATCATGGTCAGATGGCAGACCGCTTCCTCAAGGGACAATGGGCGGCATACGAAGGTCTGGTATATCCTGCGTTTGATGATCAAGTGCACGTAGTTCCTCACGCAATCATGCTTCGCTATCTGCATCGATTGAAGATGATGGGATGGCGTCCAGGCATTCTAGAAGGATACGATCACGGCTTGCAGAAGCCTTCTTGCTATCTTCTTGCATTCACTGATCACAAAGGGAATGTGTTGGTCATTGATGGCTTCTATGCTCCTGAGCAGTCCGTTGGAACAAGTGCAGATGAGATTGAGCGAATTCGCAGTGAATACGGCTTGATGCCTACTAATGCGATACTCGCTGATCCTGCCATCTTCAAACGTGGTGGCGGCGACAAGAAGGTTGTTGGCATTAAGGTAAGCGACATCTTCAATGACTGTGGAATCTTGATGGTTCCTGGTAATAATGAGATCATGAATGGAGTTACGAAAGTTAGATCGTATCTCGCATCGTTGAAATCTCATCGCAATCCGTTCACGGGTGCGTTCCCTGCACCACACATTTACTTCTCAGACAAGCTTGAGTTTGTAAATAATGAGATCACAGATTACTTCTGGCAGCGTGATACGAACAATGAAATAGATGAAAAGCCGATTGATCGCAACGATCACGCAATGGATACGATTAAGTATATGCTGAGTGAGGAAGCGACTCCTGCTGAATTCGTCAAGAATAACAAAGAGACGCCAGAGTGGATGTTCTGGCATGATGCGAAAGAACAAGAGAATGAAGTCCCTGCGCGTAGGAGATCAGCGTAATGGCTAAGGCACCTAGAGAACCGAAGCTCAGTCCTGGCGATGAGCAGAAGATGATGACTGCCATTGATGAAGGCGATCCTAACGCTGTCGCTGAGGAAGATGATGACTCTCCATCATATAAGATCATAGGCACTGACTCTAAGATTCCTGTATCTAAGGTGCGCGGCAAGCTTGTCTGTTCGTGGCGGGACTGTGCGCTCAAAGATGCTAAGGACACATTCGACGCATGGGACGAAGCGGAGAACTATTATCATGCAACGCAGGACTCACACAGAGATTCCAACAAAACACCCGATATATCTGGCAATGCGTCTGTCCGTCTTAGAAAGAACCGAATTAGCTCGGAACAAGAAAACATCGTTTTTGCGAACACTAGTGCGCTCGTTCCGTCGCTATATGCGAAGTCACCAGAGATCACGATAACTGGTAATAACGATGAAATGAAGCCGCTGTATGCCGTCGCTAAAGAAGTTGCGATGAGCATTATCACGCGCAAGACGTATCCAGGTGTCAATCTCAAGCCGAAGGTGCGCAAGGCTATTATCGCTGCATCACTCATGAATGAGGGATGGATTGAGATTGGTTGGACTAAGAAAGCTGATTCTAATGAGAAGGCGCTAGAGGACCTGAAGCGTTTGTCAGATGAATTTGCATCTACCAAGGATTTGAAGCGGCTGAAAGAGATCGTGTTGAAGTCCTTACGCCATCAGGTCCGTGGGCGAAGTATCGTCATCCTAAGCAGGTCTTGTGCGATCCCACAGGCAATGAAGATGACGGAACTGATGGCAATTGGATGATGGTATGGGACATGGTGCCAACTAATGTCCTCAATGCTGTGTATGGTGAGAAGGACGCTAAGGGTGAGTGGAAGTCAATCTACAAGCCTACGCACAAGCTCGCCACACCTACATCATCTGGTAGCGATGTCGATGAACAGGTGAAGAATTTCAAGCTGTTCACTACCGACGATGCAAATGACCAGAAGCGCAGCACGAATCTTGACATGACCAAGTGCTGGTGGGTCTATGACAAGGTAGTGCGCCGTATCGAACTATATCCTGATAACAATTGGTCATGGCCTATATGGGTATGGGATGATCAATTGCATCTAGATCGGTTCTATCCTCTATATAAACTGGGATTTCACACGTCACCTACGTTCACGCGTATGAAAGGTGAAGTATCGTATTATCTTGACCAACAAGATGCAGTGAATGAGATCAATGATACAGAAGCGCGTGCGCGAGAACAAGTTAGAGGCAATGGATTCTTTGATAAGGCACTCGGTCTTGATGAAAAGACTGTTATGGAAGTGCTACGTGGCTCAGATGGCACGATGCGCGGTGTCAGCATTCCAGAAGGCAAGACGATTGATGAAATGTTCGTTACACCTACACCTGATGCGCTGAAATATCCTACATTATTCGATGATGCTGCAAAGCAACGCAAGTTGAGTGCGATTGATCGTATCTCAAGCGTCAATGATGTGCGTCGTGGTGGTCAGTTCAAGACAAATACGACGAACAAGGCGATTGATACTTACAATTCAATCGACAATACACGTCTTGATGATCGAATTGATGCAATTGAGGACTTCATTGGTGAGCTTACATGGGGATTGATGCAAATTTGCTTGCAATTCCTCGACCAAGCTGTTGTCGCTGTGCTTGTCGGTCAAAATCGCGCACAGAACTGGCAAACGATGACGCCCGAGCAGATATTCACGTCATTCGCATCGTGTCGTGTCGATGGTGGATCAACTGCTAAGCCAACTAGCAAGGCTAAGAAGGAAGAAGCGATCAAACTCGGTCAAGTGCTTGGACAATTCGCTCAACTCGCACCAGGACCGGTGTTGAAGATGCTATTTGTCGTGATGGAGCGTGCATTTGATGAGTTCATCATGACAGATGAAGATTGGGCGATGTTAGATCAAGCAATCTTCGGCGGTGATCAGGCGACAGGCACAGGGACAGAGATTCCACCTGAATTAGAGCAGATGATGGGTCAGTTGCCGCCAAATGCACAGAAGGTTATACAGAAACTCATCAATGAAGGCGCACCAGTTGATGAGGTAATGCAAGCGGTGCAGCAACTAGTAGCACAATCACAGCCACCACAAGGCACAGCATAGGAGCGTAAGATGAGTGGACGTAAGGCACGTGTTAATGATGACGAGCTTGAGAATGACCAACTTAAGGATATGTTAGAGGACGGTGGGAGTCAGGCGAATGATGACGAGCAGGATGACGATGGAACAACTGGCGATGAGGAAAGTGCATCGACCGGCGATGACCAGGGCGCAGGCGATGAAGAAGATAAGGGACGACAATCTCAAGAATCTAAGCAAAGAGGACAGGGAGATCGCGATTCTCGCAGAAGCAACGACAAACAGCAACGAAATGCTGGCGATCAGAGAGGGAACAAAGAGACTCAGCAGAAAGGCCAGCAAGCGGGTGCTGATCTTGCGCTAATCAACAAGCTTGACAAGAATACACAGAATGCAGTGATGCGTGAAGCTGTGAACTTTGTTCGTGGAAGGACGCAGCCTGTATTCAATAAGCTTGACATGGATAATCGCAAGCTTAAGGAATCGTTAGCACTGCATGAAGCTGCTGCTAAGGATGCGAAAGAGTATAACCTGAATCCACAAGAGCGTAATCTTGGTTATCGTCTTGTCGCTGCATATAAGAAAGACCCTATCGCAACAGTGAAATGGTTGGTCACTGATGCTAAGAAGCGTGGTCACAATGTCGATCTTGGCGGTGACGCTGGGACAGGCATTGACATGAAGGCGATTCAGAGTATGATTAGTGAGGCTATGGGACCAATTCGTGGTGAGTTTGAAACCGCGCAGAAGTCTCGTGAAGCACAGAATGCCGCTAATGAAGAACTCACGAACTTCTATGCATCTAATCCAGATGCACAGACACATGAGCAAGTTATCAACGGTATTCTCCAGCGTTATCCAGATGAAACCTTGGAAACAGCGTGGTTGAAAGTTCAGTTGCACGCGGCGAAGAATGGTCTTGATCTAAGACAACCATTCAATAATCAGCGTCGTCAACAGCAACAGAACAACAACAGTCGCCCTATGAATCTGCGAGGCGGTAGGAATCAACAGCAACAGCAGAACGGTCGAGATGAGAACGTTCGGTTTGCTAATCCTAACGCTAAGTGGGGCGATATCATCAAAGAGTCACTCGCAGAACAGGGTATCGTTCTGAATTAACTCTAGGAGATATCAATGGCTGTCGGCACTATCATTCCAGCCGTTGCATCTGTCCTACATTCAACGCTAACTAAGTCGCGTAAGAAGCTGATCATGGCTTCGATGAAGTCTAACGCTCTCATGGCGTGGGCTTTTGCGAACGAACGTGTTGAACTGGAAGATGGCGGCTACAACATCACCAATCCGCTGACGTTCGGACGCAATCCTAACGTTGGCACGTATTCATACTATGGTCAGGTTCCCGTCGCACAGACGAATGAATTTGACACTGCTGAATACGGTTACAGTCGTTTCGCAGGCACCGTCATCACCTCCGATCAGGAAGAAGATGAGAACAGTGGTGCAAGCGAAATCTTCAAGATCATGAAAGCGAAGATGGAAGTCCTTGAGGAATCAATCAAGGAACGCTTCTCATCTTATCTGTATGCTGCTGGCGGTGGTTCCGATCCTCTCGGCCTTCCGTCACTTATTCCAGACAATCCGACTACTGGCTCGATCGGTGCTATCTCGATGGCAACGGAGACTCAGTGGCGCACGTCTGCATACAACTTCGCTGGCACTCTTGATTCGACTAACATTGAGGAAGCGTATGATGACGTTCTCCTTGATTTGAAGTTGAAGGGAGAGAAGCCTGACATCATCTTGAATGGCCGTAATCTCTATCGTATCTATCGTCAGGCCGTTCGTGACAAGACCGTCATCAACATCAGTGACACCAGCAATGGTAAACGGATGTTCGATCTTGGGTTTGAGGGTATTTCTCACAATAATATCCCAATCCTGTATGACGAAGATTGTCCAGTGAACAAGGCATACTTCATCAATTCGAAGTATCTTCGTGTTCACATTCTCCGTAAAGTCAACATGCGTGAGAAGAAACTCGTTGCACCCTGGAACATGGATGCATCAGGCACGCGTATCGTGTGGCAAGGGCAGTTCTGCCGTTGGCGCGCGTTCCGCACTCATGCTGTTGTGATCAACTAAGGTGCAGTCATGACTCAGCAAGTTGCGATGATCATGCCTCGTTACGAGGTTGAGAAGGTAGAGAA